TAGTTGTACCGCTAACTCCAGCAGCATTTGCCGCAGTACCAACAAGAGCAGAAGCTATAGTCTCAGCAATTTTATCTGTGACCTTAGTATTGTTTGATGGTGTAGTTGTTGATGTAGTTGGGGTTGGATTAGCTTGATTTTTAGCCGCATCAGCTGCAGCTTGTTGTTGCTGCACTAATTCAGGTGTAATCGCAGGAGCCATATCTGCAGTCAACGTACCACCAAAATCTATTAAATTTTTCTGCGCTAACTCTAAGTTTAACTTAGCCTCTTGAGCTGCAGCCTGAGCCTCTGGAGTTTTTTGTATAGCAGCCAATACAGAGGCATCCGTATATTTTTTATTTGCATCAGCATACATAGCTTGAGCTTCAGGATATGATCTAGCGCCAATTATTGTTGACGGATTGCCTGTTGCAATTGCTTTATCCATTTCAGCTACAGAAGCATAACCTAAATCTTTAGCTGCAGCCTCTTTAAGGTCTGGAGCTTTCTGCGCATACAGATTGTTAATCTGGTCAGCTGTTAATTCTTGACCTGTAGAGTTTTTGTATGCAGTTTGAATGCCATTTACTTTTTCAGCCTCAGCTTTAATTAAATCTGCATTTTTTTGTTCATTAGCAGTAAATGTATCCGACTGAACTTTTAAGTCAGCATTTGCATCTGCGTATTCTTTTTGCGCAACAGGAATATTTTTCTGAACATCAGAAAGCGTAATCTTATTTGCAGTAATTGTGTCTACTACTTCTTTTTGACGAACATTAAAAGCATTCACTTCAGCATTCAAAGCTGCAGTTTGTTCTGGTGTTTGAGCAGATGGATTTGCATTGTATGCATCTACCCTTGCTTTTAAATCTGCCTGCTGCTGATTAATATCTGTAACGCTCGCATTAATATCTGTAACAAGTTTATCTTGCTGAGCAAAATAAGAATCTAATTTATCGCTAGCTGTTTTAGCTCTGTTATAAGATGTAGTTAAACTAGGATCATTGCTAGCAAATTTATCTTTTATCCCATCGCTAATCACAGTACCTGCATATTGCAAAGTAGCTAAAGTAGCTGCAGCTTTTGGATCTTGCCCAACAATAGTAGAAGCAAGCGCCGTTTTAATTGCACGTTGAGCAGGAGGAGAAAGATCAGAAAATCCATCAATTTTAGAAGTAGCATAATTAACTGCTTCCATTGCTGTTGAGCTAATACCTGCTGTAAGTCCAGCCTTAAGCGCACTTTCAAGTGGATCTCTTCCGTAAGCAACACCTGAAATAGCACCTGCTGTAGCGCCACCAGCCATATTTCCAACAACTTTACCCATAGAGCTAGCAAGCTCAGTCATGCCTGCATCAGTCGCAGATTGAGCAACAGAAGAACCTACAGATTGGGCAACTTTTCCACCAACATAAGATGCAACTCCACCAACAATAGCGCCTTTTAATATATCCTCAACACTACCACCTTCAATAGCGGTAATGCCTGCGGAAAGGGTAGCTGATCCAATAGCAGTAACGGCAGCCGCAGACACACCCTCAATACCAACAGCCGCAACAACAGCCTCACCAATCGCTGCGGTGACTCCTGTTACTTCAGCAATAAATGCTACAGCAGCTGCTATTGGCATCTATATCTCCATTACGTAGACATTCATAGGCTTACCATCAATGTCTTTTTTAAATGTTTTTACAGGCAACCCAGTCATTTTTGCTAACCTTGTAAAGCGGTTATCTGGTGTGTAGGTATAAGCAGTCTTAACTTCTAAATGTTTTAAATATTTAACTAGGTCAACAAAGTCTTGCGCTAAATCTCTTGGCTGCGCTTCATTTCCAATTGTGTGAACTTCAACCACATGCTTTGCACGAACTAAAATTAGGAACAATACATTGCCAACATGAATGACTTTAGAGCTAGGCTCTTTTGTAATTAACGCAAGAGCGCCAAGCATCTTCTTGGCTTCTTCATCAGAGCCAGACTCTGGCTTAAAAAAGTCATAAGCAATTTTTTGAATTTCTTTTTGCTCTTCTGGTGTCATGTCTTTGGATTCACTGCGTTAACTACTTCTTGCGCCCAATCTTGCCAATTGTTGAAAACATATGGCCCCGGTATACCTTCATTCGTAAACACATCAATTGCTTTTAATCCTGCAGCCCATTGTTTCCAGTCAGTCCCAACATCAGGAATAGCTAACTGTTGACCCGCATAAAGCTCGCACATCAATGACGCCCAAGACTCGAACGTGTGATACCTTGGATCGTAAACAAGTGCAACGCCAGACATTAATAGCCCCTGACATCGCCCAAATCGGCGCTTAACAATAACTTACCTAGCTGGTAGTTACCGCCAGAGGTATTTGATAAAAACCTAATTCTTAATTCCCTACGCTGCTCACGCATATCAATTTTATGAGTATTTGGATCAAAAATATAGGGATCACTTTCCTGATCGTCAGCCTGAGCGTATGGGCGACCAGTAATAATAAGGCTCATCTCACCAGATTGAATAAAGTCTGGCTCAACGCGCTCAATACGTAACCACTTATTTTCACCAACAGGACTAGGCTGAGAAGGCCCACCAGATACCCACCCAAGGTCGTTGGTCTCGAAATAGCTCTCAATCGCATTGACATCCGTATTCCTTACTTGATCCGTACCAAATTCATGCTGCCATAAAGACATATAGCTAAATGTCGTACTAATCGTAATAGCAAAGCCAGAACCGCCATGCGCAGAAGTAGTCAAAGTATCCCCTATAGAATACCCAGTTCCATGCGCAGTAATGGTATAGCTAGTCACCGCACCACCAGAGACAGTCATTGTGACTAAGGCACCAGTTCCTGTCCCGCCAACTAAAGGCTCAAAAGTATATGTGCCGTTTGTGTAGCCTGAGCCACCGCTAACCTTAGTCGTGGTTCCAATACCGCCTGTAGCTACTGGATCCCATCCCATATTGATTGGGTAATGGAATACTTGCGAGAAGTAACCAGCCGATCTACGCGCACCTAAAGCTGTTCCTGCGTCATACCAAGTCTGCTCACGCACGTTATAAATGATCACGTCATTGCACTCAGTTGAGGTGCCGCGAGGATAGAACCACCAAATCTCGCCATAACGAGGAACTTTAGTCGCATAGACCTTCTGACGCTGTGCATAGTTCAGATTGTCGAAGAACCAGTTCTGATTCATGTTGTTTGGGATTTCTTTTACAACACCGTTGTAAAGCAAGAATCTATCCACACCGCACCAGTAATAGATACCGTCATATTCAATGACAGACTGGGATGAAAGGATAGAAGACTGGCTAGAAATAATGTCATAGCGCCAGAAAAGCGTAGTAGTTGTGGCACCAGCTGTAATCGTTGTCGGGTTATAAGAGACACGAATTAAGGAATCCAATGACCAGAACAAGCCAGAAGGTGAGTTAGAGCCGCCACGAACTGGTAAGCCTGCAACAATTTTTGAACCTGCTACGTTTGTCTCGTTAGCATCAGCACTTGTCCAGTCAGTAGGATCGCCAGCGGCACAATTCTTGATCAGACCATTATTGCCAAACACAAATACATAAGGATGCAAGACAACTACGCCGCCGCTGACAGAAATAGGGGTAGCGCCATCCAACATAGCTGACATAGTCGTGCCTGCTACATTACCAATCAAAACTGGGGTATTAACATCGCTTGCAATGTCGCTTAGATTTTGACCGGGGTGTGCTACTAGACTCTCTTGACCGCTACCTGTGGTGTCGTAAAAGGTATCGAACTGCCACAAGTTAGTTGCGTTGTTTGTAAAGTTGGACAAGGTGAAGTCAGAGACGCCTGATCCAGTCCCTGAATTAGTAATTGGGATGACTTGCAGACCGTCTGCATAACCGTTGAAGACGTAATTGAAGCTATTCTGTGGATTGACATAGATACCACGAGACGGGCCTGCCAAGCCTTCAGAAATCTGTCTGTAGCCTAGTATTTTACGAGGGCGACCACGTTGAAAACGTACCCATCTACCATCGTTATAGAACTCTTTGTCAAAATCCGTACCATCACGCTGAATACCGGGTTTTGTATCTAAGGCAAAAACTTTTTTTGTCACGAGAATGTGCCTCCAAAGATGCCGTCTTCAAAGTTCCCTGTACCTATTACATTCATCGAACCTGTAGAAAAATCAACTAAATCAGTACCCAAGATAGAAATGTTCATGTTTCCAGCTGATGGGCGATAAATACCTGTAGATGTCTCTAAGGCGAAATTAAGCGCAGGAGTGCCTACAGTTCCGTTAACTAAACTAATCGCTGTAGCGCCTGCCTGAACCGTATTAGCGTTCAATAAATTGGTGCCATCGCAAATAAGGGTAGCTTGCTGCCCCGGTGGGATAATAGCCACAGCACTACTAGGAATACCAGTCGTTAAGGTCAGCGTATGACCGTTGTCTACCGTCTGGTTACTGATAACATAAATGTTAACCGTAGGTGGGTAGTTGACAGTTACGTTCCCAGAAAGCGATCCTACGTACTCCTGAATCGTATTGGATGCCTCAGTAGGGGTTAGGGTGTAAGTACCAGTTGTTACAGGCTTAACTAATGCTGTAAATACAAAGTTGGTACTAACGCCATATCCAATCGCTATATACTCAGTTCCAGTACAAATTAGGAATGCAGATTCCGATGGTTGGAAATTCTTAATTGTGTTTCCATCAATTAATTCACCACCTGAGCAAGAAATAGTGATTGTTCCTGTGCCGTTATTCTTAAATAATGCAAACCAGTTATCACCTAAGCTAGCAGCTAACGGAAGAACCGCTGTCCCAGAACCACCCTCCCAGATTTTTACCTGCGCACGATCAGTGCTTGCAAAGGTATAACCCGTAGTCATCAGGGTAGTCGGGTGACTTTGATTTAGCGTGCTAGAAATAGCTAAAATTCCATAGCCTTGCAGAGTTGCAGCATCCACATTAGCTGTAGCTACACCAAAGTAAATCACGCCCCAAGTGCCAGCAGGGGTAGGATTAGCTGTGATGTAGATGTACTTAGCCTCGCCTGCAGCTACTGTACAGATCGTATTGCCATCGTAGTCAACAACGGTAAAAGTATTAGAACCTAAGCTGCGAATTAGGGAATCAGTACCTACGGAGGTCTGATTTGCAGGCGGCATGTAAAGCTTTAGCCCTGTAGTAGTGGCATTTATCTCCATTACTCGAGCAGCATAATTACCAGTCGCATTGCCGTTGATAGGCCAAGCTAAATGTGTATTTGCCGATATGGTAAGTTGTATATAGCTGACGTCTGTTGGCTGTACGACGTCGCCAGTAAATGGGCTAACGTAACTCATGAATCCACCGCCACAGCTTGCCTATCCCCGATACGCTGAGTATTTTCAGCCTTCAGGGTGTTAATGATCAAATCGTACTCCGCACGCCACATAGGAAGTCTCTCGTCGTTCTTTAAGAACGGCATAGCCTGCAATAGAGAGCCGTAGAGCATTGCTTGCGGTGCGTAGGTAGTAAACCAGTTTGTTTGGTTTGAAGAGTCTAGCGGCTGCACACGCTCGTAATACAGTACCTCAAAGGTATAGTCATCCGCAGGGGTCGGAGCTATTAGCCA